GTGGTTTTGAATCCATAAGACGCCCAAACTTCTGAGCCCAAGCTAACCTTCGCTAGATCAGAACGCTCCAGAGTCACGACAGAGTCATCACCGTTGATGAGAGCAAAATGCAACACATCTCGGAATACATCCTCGATGACAAAATAATTTATCAGCGAGTTGCCCAGAGAAGTGTTGTAGTCACCACTCATTCGCCGCCCCTCACACCTATAGCGTATATTGCCATGGGTTTTCCCTTCATTGCGCAATTGTTGTTGTAGAGCCTTGGCGATATGCAAATCGGGTAATACCTTCTGATAAAACCGATGCTCCACCTCCAACCAGGGTTTTGAAACGCTCGAATCAAACTTCGAATGATCAAGTAAAACAAATACTGGGTCACTGAACCTTGAAGCAGCGTCGATCAATGCCTTGGCTGTGGTGAAAGTATTCAGTTTCTTCGAGAATACTGGGATACCCTGTTCACATAGCTTCCAAAGACTCTCCTCGATAGCCAACAAAGGACGACTGATCTCGGCACAGTATTGATACGATCTGTGCTGGATCAGTCGGGGGGCTTTGACACCCATTTGAGCAACTGGCCACTTCTCCACTTTGACGAAGGCCTTAACCTTGGCCCACTTGGGTTGGGGACCAACGTTTCTTAAGCTTCTAAACGCATTGAGGTACCTGTTGTAGGACATCCCATTTTGTTTATTAGCTAAGACCTGCTTCTCAGTACATTCGAAGGGCACGTCTAACTCATCTACTAGCAATTCGATACGTTTGTTGACTCTATCAAGCACCTCCTTGGTCGGTTCCCCTTCCATTAGAAGATGCCTGTTCACCAGTGAACTGTATTCGTTTCTCACACAGTTTGAATAAACGGTGTGAGGAATGATCCAATCAACTGGCGGAGCCACAAACATGTGAAATGCTCGGGTGCGGTGATTGCATTCCATGACCGGTGGAAGCTCGAGCTTAGCCTTGGTTAATTTAGGTCGCTGTTGGACATCACCCCAACAGTAACCAAGGCTGGTGACCTGACACCCCTAATTGTCGCCCTGCGCCTTTGGCAGTTGATACTGACCGAACATACCAAAGAAACCTTTGGAACCAAGGTTGCCCTTATTCATGGCAGCCTCCTTCCTGATTTCTTTGTTGTTCTGTCGGCTCTTCAACCATTGGCGCATGTGCTCAATTTCATCGTCAGGCACCATTGCAGAACGAATGGCAGATATGGCCTGCTCGTAGCGTTCGACCTCACCCCATTGTGGACGATTCTTATCCATCCACGCCTGGGCTCTGTTCGACAAAGCCGACAACATGTCGCCAGACGAACTCTTTCCCACTTTGTATAATTTCAGATGGTACTCAAGCTCAGAGTCGAGGACAGTTGTAAACTTCCGCTGCTTCTGCCTTTCGCCCAAGGTCAGGAAGGTATGCTTCTTCCAGTTAGAAGACATCCTTACTGTCTTGTCTGGTTCCCCCGGTTTCGGAACCGGTTCTTCAACCGCTCGTGCGATGCACGGGGCTTCTACTGTACGCTCGTCGATATTATCGTCGTGTACAAGCAGAGCCCTGGGGTTAAAAACCTCAGGTTCCGGAAACTGAGTGGTTCCATCCTGCATGCCGGGAATGGGTCCAAGCGGGACTGACGGGGTTTGCGTCTCGACCGTTTGGACCTCCTCGTTGATGACTCCGAGGTCGGGAACGATAGCATTGCGACGCCCCTTCCTGGGCCTGATTACCTCAGGCCCATCAGTGGTGTCTCCAATGATTTCGTTCCTTATCTTTTCCCTTTCCTCTCTTCTACCGGCTCGATGAGCCGATCGCCGGGCTCGACGCTTCCACGTCAAGTAGTTCTTTCGAGATTTGAACTTAGTTCCATCCCGACTTGTATAACCACTTGGGTACTCGTCGTCACTACTGGATGATGATGATGAAGAAGAGGAAGGATCCCCACCACCGCCCGCGCCAACCTGAGCCGGGGGTTCATCGGGATGATTTGCATCGTCTCGATAAACGTCACCGTTATGCGCGGGAGGAGCCTCATCCACCTGCGGAACACGGGCATTGACGAACGGATCGTTCTTAGCTTCCTGTCGTTGAACTTTCGTTCTCTTACAGTTAGCTTCGAACCACTCGTTCACCCACCTGTGTCCGTAGGAGTAAGACTCCTTACACGCGTAACAGTAC